ATATTATCCCATTTTGTTGCACACTTCCAATTCTACCAACGGCAGTAGTTCTTCCAGAGGCGGGAGGAGTATATTCCCTTTGAGTAAATTTTATTACATCTTGGTAATTATTTGGTTCTTCTCCGAGATTCATGTTATGTGGATATCTCAAATTTCCTAATGAACCACTTCTTTGTGGATTTCTTGGTCTTATTGTAATATTTGTTGCGTCTATTGGTAAACTTGGTGTTGAAGGTGGTGCTCCGGATGCTTGAGTTGGTGATGCTATAGGTGATGGTTGTGATGTTTGGTTTATTATTATATCTTGAGTTCTTTGAGTCAAATTTGTTTGTAGTGAATTTTTTAATAGTCTTGTAGTTCTATTTGGATCCCAGTTGCTAATTTGATTTGGTCCTGATTGTATAGATACCATTTCTTGAATATTGTTATATTCTATTTGTCTTCCTGTAGGAGTAGTATATCTATAAGTTACTCTTCCATTTATATCAATAGCATACTCCATATTTCGTACAATTGGGTCTTGACTGGTTGTACTTAATCTGACATAACCTCTTTGATTAGTTGGTGTTATTGTTGTTAATCTTCTGTCTACTGTAGTTCCATAATTTCCTATTGGTGGATTTTGTGACAAAGACCATGGAGTTGGAGTATTTGACATCAGAACTCCTCCCTAACAAGGAACATAAGAGTTCTGCTTGTATCTCCGTTACACAGCATTAGAATTGAAGTTCTTTATATCTTATTTATAACCAAAAAGTTCTTTTTCAGTTATTATTCTAAATATAATTCCCCTGTCATCACACCACTCTTTGGCTGCGTTCCATTTAGCAATATTTTTTTCGTATGCTAATGATTCAGTAATCAAAGTTTTTTGCTTTTTCTTTCCTGGAACTGGAGGTCTTGTTTGCCTTTCTGGTTTTACTTCAATAATATATTTCTTAATTGTCCCATTTGTTTCCTTTACTTTCATAATGAAATCTGGAAAATACCTTCTCACTTTATGAGTAGTTGAATCATAATAAGGTATAAAAAACTCTTCAGATCCCCACTCTAAAATATTCTCATTTCTATCACAGTATCTCATAAATTTAACTTCCCAAGATGAGCGATAGATTATATTATTATAATCTCCCTTATATTTCTCTGGGTTTTGAGGATGAAATCTTCCTTGATGATATTTTCCTTCTTTACTCATAAATACATAATAACTCTAAAATATTTATAGATGCCCGCTCCTAGTCCAAAAGAAGTATATTTAAGTACAATAAAATCTAGATTATTAGAACCTGCTCTAACTTCTCATTTTATTTGTGAGTTTTCCCCTCCTCCAGGTTTTGAATCAGGGACAGGACGGGGATTTTATAGTGATAGAGTAGAAATATTTCCTGGATTAAATTATAGGGCAAATCAAGAATTAATTCAATTATCTTGTACGGATGCCTCCCTTCCAGGATCATCTCTTGCAACAATTGATATTGATAATGATTTTCACGGAGTTTCTGAAAAACATGCATATCGTCGTTTGTATGACGATAGGGCAGATTTTACTTTTATTGTTGATGGGGAATATAAAATTTTAGATTATTTTGAAAATTGGATTTCATATTGTTCCGGGGAAAGTGAGTTAGCGGCGCAAAAAACTCCTACTTTTTCTTACAGAGTAAATTATCCAAAAAATTATAAAACAGACAAGCTTTATATTACTAAATTTGATAGAAATATTTCTAATAAAGTACCCGGTAATTCAGATGCAACTAATCGGAGTAAAAATTATAAACCTTTTACCTATACTTTTGTAAATGCATATCCAATATCTATTGCATCTATGCCAGTTTCCTATGATACTTCTAATTTATTAAAATGTACTGTTTCGTTTTTCTATAGTAGGTATGTAATTGGAAGATCTTAATAATTAAATTAAGTTGTTTGAATTTCAATCATAAATAATATGAATTGAATGATTTAAAAAATTATGCCATTACCTAAAATTTGTACTCCAACTTATGAACTTGAGTTGCCATCTACAGGTCAAATAATTAAATTTAGACCATTTTTAGTTAAAGAAGAAAAACTTCTTGTTCTTGCATTAGAAACTGAAGATACTAAACAGATTACAAATGCGATCAAAACTGTAATTAAAAATTGTATTGAAACAAAAGGAATTAAAGTTGAAGAATTACCCACATTTGACATTGAGTATTTGTTCTTAAATATTCGTGGAAAATCTGTAGGTGAAGATATTGAAGTTAATATAATTTGTCCTGATGATCAACAAACTACTGTTCCTGTAAAAATTAATATTGATGATATTCAAATTCAAAAGAATGGAGATCATACTAAAAAAGTTAAGATTGATGAGCAGATTATGATGGAAATGAAGTATCCATCATTAGAACAATTTATTAAGAGTAATTTTGACTTTAACTCTGATAATCAATTGGAGCAGTCATTTGACCTAATTTCTTCTTGTATTGATAAAATTTATACTGAAGAAGAAGTGTGGGTTGCTTCAGATGTTACCAAAAAAGAACTAACAGAGTTTTTGGAACAGATGAATTCTTCTCAATTTAAATCAATTGAAAAATTCTTTGAAACAATGCCAAAATTGTCACATAAAATAAAAGTAAAAAATCCAAATACTAAAGTTGAAAGTGAAGTTGTTCTTGAAGGGTTATCAAGTTTTTTCGCGTAGCAATGTCTCATATGGACCTTGAGAATTACTTTGCTTTGAATTTCGCTTTACTTCAATATCACAAATGGAGTCTAACTGAAATTGAAAATCTAATTCCTTGGGAAAGAGACATTTATGTTGAAAAATTGAAAAATCATTTAGAGGAAGAAAAACTAAAACAGCAACAAAAGTAGTAAATGGCAATTCCTCCAGCAGCGATTAAAAAACTTAAAACAAATACTAAGGACTATACTCAAACTGCTGTTATTGTTCTAATAAGTTATGGTGTCTTTAAACCACAAGATATTGATAAAGCAATTGCTACAGTACAATCTAAAGATACTTGGGTTGTTCCATCAAAACTTCCAAATTATGATGATAGTATTCAAAACGATATACAAGTTGGCAGAGAAACTCCTGAGATTGTAAATATCAGAAATATTATTTCTGCTCATTATGGTATTACTGTAGAAGATAAAAAGCAAGAAGAATTAGTTGAAGAAAATCAAGAATTACCAAAAGATATCTCGGAACAAGAAATAAATGATGAAGAAAATAAAAAATCTTCATCAAGTGTTTTAACAATTTTTGATCCTGAAAAAGAAAATAAAGATAAGAAAAATTTAGATGAAGAAGAAATAGGCGAAACTAAACAAGAAAATGTAAATGAAGAAGATTTAGTTGAAGAAGAAATAGACGAAAGAATTTTAAGACTTCTTGGTTTAGAACATATTTTTGATATTGATTATGGAACATATTTATCTCTTTTAAAGGAAAAATTAATTTCCTCTAGAATGACTGATAGTAATCTTTCTGCTGAAGAAGATGAATTATTACGGGAAGAACTTAAAAGAGTAAAGGGTAAAGTTGGTAGATTTAAACCTAAGAAAAATGTAAAAATAAATGTAAGTAATATAACAGGAATAAATTTATTAAATCCTACTAATAAAAAGCAATCTGATGATAAAAGTCCAGATGAAGATGATGAAAGTTTAGAGAAAGAAAAAGAAAAAAAAGAATCTATCTTTGATGGTATTCTTAATATACTAAAAAGTATCACTAAAACTGTAGATAATATTTACGGTGCTATTTCCTTAGGTAATACTTTATTAAACAATCAATTAGAATCTGATAGGAAAAAAAATGAAAATTTAAAAAGAAAAGGTGAAGAACAAAGATTAGAAACAAAAAAAGATGGGGTTTTAACAAAGGCAAAAAAAATTCTTGCTCCATTTGAGAGTATTTTTGACCGAATATTAAAATTTATAATATTCACTATTTTAGGAAGAGCATTTAAACTTTTTATGGATTGGGCATCAGACCCAGAAAATAGAAAAAAACTTGAGTCTGTAGGTAGATTCTTAAAAGATTGGTGGCCTGCATTATTAGGTGCTTGGTTCTTATTTGCAACTCCTCTTGGTGGGTTTATAAGAACAATAATAGGAACAGTTGCAAAATTAACTTTTAAACTTGCTAAATTTGCAATTCCAAAATTACTTAAATTT